ACAGATGGTCAACCTCGTCTACCTGCACGTATTGCTTTGGATTCTTTGATAATGTTTTGAATCCGGTCTCGCAGATCAGCCCGATCTCGGTTCCATTGTCATCCGTTTCGTGGCCGGTTTCCTGATAGCATTGCCCGTCTGTTCCCGCAAAAATCAATCTCGAAAGCGACGTATCCAATTCATTAAATGTCGCTTCCATTTCTCCAAATGTCGTGTGTGCCAGCGCCAAATCACCGAATGTCAGGCTGTCCGAAACGTCAATGCGAGCCGCAGCCGCCATAGCGATGTCCGACCACTTTATAGGCCATATGCTTGCATTGTTCTTGCTCAGGATAATGCCCCCATATGGTTCTTCAGCCGCCAAGGTCGGATAGAAAAACCAGATTTCTTCCCTTCGAGGATCATAAAACCCGAATGCATGAGCCATATGGTCACGGTTCATGGTCCGCTGGATATGCACCTGCGCCGATCTTGAGACAGACGATACGGTAATAGAATCGAATCTCTGAATCGAGCCGTCATCAGACAGCCAGATATGAAGAGCATCCGACAATTTCAGTGCCGCCAATGCGCTGACCGGCCCCTTGGTTTCGGCCTGTTTCAGTTCATACGTAAAGGGGTACAGCGACGGCGAAGCGACGGCGACATATGTTGCGTCTTTCTTGTGGATCGCCGTCAACAGGTTTCCCATTTCGAGCATGACCACTATCTCGCCAGGAGTATCCGCAAGAAGCGCGACATTATCGCCACCCCATCCGGATTCGGGATTATTCACTGCCGATACGTCAATGCCATATGGAGATTCGCCCGGCCCGCTGAGAAGGTTTGCCATCATGACGCGGTTGAACGCGACCGCTATGCACTTGCCTATCGGAGGACTGCCGTCAAGGTCTTCATAAGTCGCGGAAGTGCCGTCCCATTTCTTTGCGGCATCCTGCCCATTGACCCCGATAAGTGTAGTCACTCCCGACATCGGGAACACGCGAAAGACCTGTTCATTTGCACGAGAGCCAGTAAGAGGATTGCCCGCCTCCGTTATGTCCGTCCATGTTTCCGTCGCAGCCGTATACTGGAACCATCCGTCTACTGTGGCCATGACGAATCGTTTCGAGCCGTCAATATGTTTGTACTCGATAAACGCCATTGGCCTTTGAGCAACATTATCGGCAAATATCCGGAGTCCCGGCCTCGAACGAAATTCGCCATCGCGGAACACGAAATTCTGTAATCTCTTCGCGCCGCCTTCAGGCATGTTCCTATACGAAACATCGACCATCTGGCCGAGTGAAGGTGGAGCTATTTGTATGGTCCCGGAAGGCATTCTACGTCACCACGGTTGCCCATAACGGATTGCTGGTTTTGATTTTCACATTTGAAACGCCTGCATTGCCGCTGCCTAATACGACGTATCCATAAACCTGCACATAATCATCTTCAGCCCAACCAGCGATGGATTCAGAAAACGAGGTTGAGCCTGTGCCGGTCTGTGTGCGTTCGGTCCCAACAGCTACGCCGTTCCTGTAAATTTTCGCTTTCACGACGGGACTCGGAACAGTCGATGCTGTAAGCGTAAAGCTGATTGTGAGCGTACCCACCGCAGCCGGTCCCAACTGAGATTCTTTCAGTTTCGTGTAATATCCGTTGGTCGTCGTTACGATATCATCGTTCTCGTGAACGGTTATCGCGCCTGCTACCTGGTCGGGAAGCGGATTGCTACTCAGTTTCGCCATCGTGACTTCGCCGTCGATCAATTGTTCCGTTCCGATAGACGCCGATGCCATCATGGTCTGTGTTATCGTGCCACTATCGCCTGTAGTGACAACATTACTCCCGCCCTTCGTCAATGCTCCTGTTACCGCCGCAGATGCCAGCGTAGCGGCTCCCGTGACGCCAAGAGTGCTTCCCATCGTGACGGCCCCGGTAACGGCAAGGGTGCTTGAAAGCGTGACGGCCCCGGTGACAGCCAGTGTCGCAAGCGCAGACAATGCGCCTGTTACTCCGAGTGTCCCTGGAATCGCCATATTGCCGGTCCCGACCGCAATCGTCAACCGTGCTTCCCATACGGGCGTAGCTTCGGTTCCGGTGTTCTCTTCTATCTTTACGTCGGTTCCGCTCAACACAAGACGAAATTCGTTGTCGTTTGTTGAATTCCTGATCCGAAAACCGACCGGTCCCGCCGCTATCTGGCGAACGAGGTTTTTCGTGATCTTACCGGCATTCGCATTGGCTACGGCAGGGTCTACCCCGAGAATCGTTGCCGTCACGTTGCTATCGAGCACGATTCCGAGTATCGCCGCTATCGCGGTTTCCAAGTCGCTCCAATGGCTCGGAACTGTTCCCACTTCCGTTGCCAAGGTCAACCGATTCGCTTTCAACTGATCCGGTAAACTTGCCATATCGCTTTATCCTCGTGAGCCGGGCATCTTGCTTGTCATGGATTTTGCCGCGCTCTTCGCGCGTCTGTGCTCGGCGGACAGCCGTTGTTCTCTCGTGACAGCATCATCCATAAACAAGGCTACCGTCCCATCCTGGCCGAGATATTTCGCCAGTTGTATCAGCGCCTTGAAATGAATCGCTTCCCATGCGTTATCGGTGAAGACGTTCGAGTCCCCATCTTCGCTCAAGTCGGCCAATAGCTGATAAAAGTTTCGGTTGACCGTATAAACGGCATCGGGTGTAGGCCCGAGAATCAGGTTGTTCCCCCACCACGTATAATCAGTCGGCTTACCCGATACGGTTGTGGGGCGTGGATACCAATAATCGAATTCCTCTTTGGTCTTATATGTGAGATCCACTTTCGAGCCCGCGCTATCGAGATACCAAAGGCTATGTGGCCGTATCCACCTTGCGGGAAGAGAATACGAATATGTGCTGGCAACCGTGGGAAACGTATCAGACGCCTCACAAAACCATAAATTATGATCCCGTGAAAGATCACGAATCGCCATATTGACGGCATCGCCTCTTACGGATTCACCAAGCCGATCCGTAGACCGGATATTCAGCCAATCGGCCAATCGCGCTTTAAGCGTCGCAAATGTTTCAGCCATTTATGGCCTCTCATCCCTTTCCCGGCGGCTTAATCACTGTCATCGCGTCCTCACCTCTGGCCTTGGCCTGCTGCTTGGCCCTGATATCGGCAGTCGCCCGCTGTTCTTCTTTCTTCTGAGCGACAAACCGTTCAAGCTCTTCCTTGCTCATCGGTTCAACAGTGTCAACCCGCTTCTTCTGCGGTCGCGGCTCTGCAAGCTCCTGCTCCTTGACCGATCGGGCCGCAGTCACCGCCCCCTGTCTCGCCCCTGAAGGCTTTTCGATGGGTGGCGGAACGATCTCCATTTCCTTTACGAGGTGCCCGAACCCGTCCGCTTTTTCGATAATGGCCTGTAATTCGGGGTCCTCCGTCTGAAACACGCCATTGACGAACTGACATTTCCGGATTCGATAATTCGGGTAATTGCGGCATACATAGATTTTTGCAGGCACGATCAGCCTCCTTAATTGCCGAGATAGAACGCTCGAACAGTCTCTCCGCTCAGCAAGGTCGCGTCGCCGTCGTCAAGCTCGTAGATATGCTCCACATTAGCGACGGTCGCATTCGTCATGTAGATGCCCGACATCGCTTTTGTGACCGTGCCGGTTACTTTGATAATGTGGGCCAGTATCTTGCTTGATGTGATGTCCCATCGGAGCCCGACGGCATACCCATTTGTTCCCGTCCCGAAAGCAGGCACTCCCAAGAACCGGAGCGTTGTCAAATTCAAATCGGCGGCAGATACCGACCAGCCCCCGTCCGGATATGCGTTATCGAACGTGATATCGACGTAACCGGCCCTGAACGGAGCAGTCTTTGCAGGCGGCAACTGTCTCTGATTGCTGAATGAGATGGTTGCCTGAGCCGCTATCGTGAATCCCAATACGATTACAGCGATGAGAGCCCATCCGATTAAACCCTTTGCAAGTCGTTTCATTTCTCAATTCCTCCATGCGGATGTGGGGGAGGCCCGCACTGGGGTTGTCCCCCCCCATCTTATTTCCGCAAACGTGGTTACGCGGCCAGCGCAGAGAAATTCTTCGCTATCCCGTGATGAGCCTCAAACTGCAATTCCAGTCCGGCATATGTGCGATATGCGTCGTACTGAATCTTTCCGCCGTCCTTCTTTACG